ACCAGAAGATCGACCGCATGGCTCATATTGCTGAGAGCGAAGAGTTCCTCCCAGAATACACGACCGAGATCAAAGCCGATGCACTCGCTTTGATCCGCGAAGTCAAGGACCAAGCTAAGGAGATCAGCCTCCGCACCTTGATCTCGGTCGCTAAGATCCGTGCAGCTAACCCGCATGACTATAAGGACTTGGCAACATACGTGTTGACCAACTAATGATCACGGCCTATGAAGGTCTCTCAGCTGACATGACTCAGCAGTAAGGGACTGGAGGCCACCATATGAAGGAGAGTGAGATGAGTAATAAAGCAAGGAATGAGCAGCTAGCAGCCGAGCTGCTTTCCCAGGTCGAGGAACTGGTTGATGACTTTATCAGGGACAACCTAGACCAGGACCTGGATATGGATGACCTCGTGGACCAGCACGAGTACATCTCTAAGTACATCCAGAGACACTTGTTTAGGACGCCCCTATGAATCACGCCTATGTCCTGTCAGATGACAAGCAGTGGATGTACGGGTATGTCAAGGCTGGTACAAGGGAGCTGGTTGAATTCCGCAATCGGATCCAGTTCAACACCAGGTATCGGACATTTGTTGAGTTAAGGAAGGGGCAGATATGAGTGGGTATAGGTCTAAGAAGATGGCAGCCGATGACAGACAGCGGATCGTATCCCTATGGGAGCAGAACGAGTTTGACCTGTTCATGCAGCAGATCCGTCTATATAGGAATACAGGTATGTCCATCCCTACCATAGCAGCGACCCTTAACACCACCGAAGCCGTCATCACACAGGTCCTTAAAGATGGATGAGGATATCAGACACCTCCATTGGTCAGCCTATATCTGTATCACACTAGTCCTGTTGGCTATGTACATGGATGCACAGCAGGAGTTATACAGATGGACGCATCCGCCTAGGGTTCATAAGACCTACCAGCCACCAGTGGATATGGATAGATGGGATCATACATTTAAGAGCAGTATAGTGGAAATCAAGGAATAGAACAGAGGGCCTATGGGTCCCATCTATACTAAGGTTCCATATTCATAGGAGACCATCTATTGGTTACCCTTTCGGTTCAGCCGTATGCATCCGTTACTAAGTTCCTGGAAAATCCCCCCGGGCATGCAGAATTTTACCCAGGATTCGCATCAGAAAAATTCCCCTGGGGTGGAGAGTTGTTCCACACCTCTCTGGGGCCGGTAGGTTCCCCCAGCAATACGCGTATTGTTTGGTTTCTCTAGGTTGATGTACACTATTATCGGCAGGATATATCAGCTTTGCCGATAATGGGATACATGGCTATCTGATTGGCCAGTGTTTGTTGTATTTCTCGAAGTAGAACATCAGCTCTTCCTTCTCATCATCATAGTATTCAGCTACGTAGTCAGACTTGACCCTACTATGGATGTTCTCACAGGCCGCGACTAGGGTGATCTGCTGTCTAGTATACCCAAATTCATCTATCAGGGTCTTCAGTATCCATTCCCAGTTCCCGCCTCTTATTATCCCAGCCTCTACGAGTACTAGGTTCTTATAAGGCTTTATGGCGCGTTCCTGCTGCCTAAGTGCCTGGATATATGGGGTCGCGTCCTCGTCTGGGTAGGTAACTTCGACTGGGATGATGGGTAACATGTCGCCTCTCCTTGACCAAGAATGGGCAAGGTGCATGGCAAATGTAGCTGAGTAGTCTGGTGAGGCCATGATCACGGCCGTGGTGGATGGGTCGAAGGATGATGAGTCGACTAGGGTCTCTAGTCTCTGGATCAGTTCCCACTCCTTCTCCCGAGTGATGAAGTGGAGCGGTCTCCTGTTCATGCGTAGCTTATGCGCCGAAGCCTAGGGAGTTCCAGCCTCTCGCTAACATGTCCTCTGTGTCTCTGACCTTAGAGCGTGCACTCATGAGGGCAGTATTCCCGTTATTGATGATGGTCTGTCCAGCGTTCACCACTCCTTGTACAGCTTGCTGGCCCGCTGCTACTGCCTGGTTTACCATCTGCTCGCCCTTCGCAGCGACGTTATCTACCGTAGCACCTTGTAGTTCGCCTGTCTTAGGGTTCATGCCTGCAAACTCATAGACTTTATCTGGGATGACCTTCGCAGCCATCTTGACGGCTGGGTTATCTGAGGCAGGGTTAGGTAGTATAGAACGAAGTAGGTTCTTCAGGAAGTTCTTAGCCATGTCGCTGACCTTACCAAATAAGTCTCCTACGTCGGCGACCAACTTGCCTGGATCTTTAAAGATGTCCATGACATAGCGTATCATGCCTTCGATGAAGTTATAGAAACCTTCGACGCCTCGCTTGATTAGGTCAGAGAATGAGAAGCTATCGAGTACCTTCGCTGCGTTCTCAAACCCGAGTAAGTTTACTAACCATGACATACCGTCTTTAATCAGGTCGAGTAGTCCACCGATCAAGCCGTTCAATAGTCCTGTGACGCCGCCTTTTAGAGCACCAAAGAACTTAGCCATGAAGTCGCCCTCTGTCTTGTTCCAACCGTCGAGCGCGCCTGTCACAGTATCAAATATGGATAGGACGACTTGGATAGGGTATGCTAACTTACCGAGGATAGAACCGAATGATTTCAAAAACTTGGTTAATGGACCAAAGAAGTCCATTGCTGAGGCTATCTTAGCGAACAACCCACCTTCGCCGCCTCCTAGTGAGAAGATCTTTCCAAAGAAGTTGCCTATCGCCTTAGCTGTGCCTGATATCATGTCGCCGACTGACTCAAACATCCGTACGAAGTCTTTGAATAGCCCTTTACCTGAGAACCCGAAAAAATCGCCGATGAACGTGAACAGCTTAAGGACGTTACCCTTCAACATCTTGAGTAGGTCACTGCCTTTAAACAAGTCTGCGATGTAGTCGACCATTCGAACAAAGCCACCCTTGATAAGATCAAACGGCGCTTTGATGTATTTGAATAGAGTAGCTACTAACGCATCAAGCTTTAGCATCTTGGCTGCCTTTGTCCAGAAGCCAACGAAGCCTTTGATGTAGTTCTTAACAAAAGCAAGACCGCCCATCACTAAGCCGCCGATCAACGCACCAGCAAGACCGAGCCAAGAAAAATCTCCGCTCTTTTCTTTCTTTTCTTCGGGCTTTGGTTTTAAACCTTTCAGCGCATCTAAGATCTGTTCATTATACTTAGATTGCTCTGATGCTTTTTCCAAATCCTTCATGTAGTTACCGACGACGATCTTCTCGATCGCTTTGATAGAATCATCGATGTCGATCAATACATTATTGATACCCTTCAGTGCATACGTATCCACAACCCCATCGTCTTGCGTCTGTGCAAGGATCGTGTTGGACTGTTTAACTGCTTCAATCAGTTCTTGTATGTTTGAACCAGAGGTGACGTACTTTGCTTTTGCCATTTTTTGTTTACCTTAATCTACAGTAGGGATCTTTGGTGGAGCCACTACTGGTGGTGCTTTAACTACAGGTGGTACTGTAGGTGTTGGTGTTGGAGACACATCTCTATCAATGCTTGGTAAAGACGTTGATGCTGTCGATGCTCCGTTAATCTTCTCTTGTGTTCTACCCCAAGCTGCTAAACCTAAAACTGCACCCATAGCCATGTGGAAAAGACCAGCGCCTTGTAGTGTCAGTGGTTGCCATTGACGAAACGCATCATTCGCGGCAGAAGTTTCCCAAAATTGGATGATAGCCCATAAGATCGGGAATAGTATGAAGTCTGCGACGCAGACTGCCATGTACATCCAACCCATTGCTGGACGCCATTTGGTATTCATCCAATCTTCTTTTTTCTTCTCGCTTTCGCTCATTTGTTTTTCTTCTGCCATTTTCTACTCCTTAGTGGTATTTTTGATTTGCTTTCTTAATACGTTCGTTTTCTTCTTTAACATATTCAATCAACATAGCCACATATACTTCTCTCTCCCATGGTAACATCTCATTTAGCTCTGTTAAACTATACTTGTGATGTTGCATCATGATGAAGTTTCCTCGGAAATGGTTCTCCAAGGATTCATGTGAGAGAGCTAGACGAAAAAAGCTTGGAGGCCCTCGATAACTAACTTATTATGGGTCCCGCAATTCACACAATCAAAGCTCGCATCATGCGACAACTTAGGTAGTCCTTCAAAAAATTCTTGGATCTTCTTAAATTGTTGCGAATTCAACGAATCAACAAACGACTCTATATCTTTGCGTTCTAAGTTGGCTGCTTCATATACACCGTTATCATCAAATATAGCTTCTATACAAGATGTTATGATAGCAAATGTATTTTTAACTTCGCCTTCGTTAGAACCTATTGCTCTTGTCACGTCATCAGCAGTTGGGAACTTCATGATTACACCAACTTTGTCTGTTAACATGATCTTGCTATCAGTCTTCTTAGCTTGAGTAAGTTCTACTGTCTCTAAGTTGACTGCTATTTCGTTTTTTGTACCGCAATTACTACACTCATATCCAACCTGGGTCGTTTCACCGACTGATTTAGATCTAAGTTTTAAGAAAAGCAACTCGAGTTCAGCTGTTGGCAACGTTTTTGCCTTCACTTCGCCGAATGTACATGCTTCGATGATATCTTGGACTGCTCGTAAGATCTGTTTTTGATCTTGAGACTCCATAGCCATCATCAACAGCTTCTCTTCTTTGACCAAATATGGTCTATACTTCACCGTTTTCTTACTTAATGGTAGATCCACTTCATAGGACGGCGTGTTTAAAATAATAGGTAAAGACATAATATACTCCTAATAATATTATTATACTCCAAATGTTCGGCCGACAGAGCCAAGTAGCACTTTCCCTTTCGAAAGAACTGATTCTACAAATCCCTCTTCACTCCAATCTTCATAAGATAGCGTAATTGATTGTTTTTGGGTTTGATTTTCACCGCCGTTTGTCAACTCGTACGATGTAATGCTTGTTGGAAACGCATTTTTTAGCGTGACCGTGTAAACTGGGACGTCTCTTTGATCTAATTGCTGAATAATTACGTCAGTCGTGAACTGAGAACGATATTTCATAGTCATTTTTTTACGATCGAACATCCTATTGAACCAATTTTCGAAAAATTTCTTCATAAAATGATCATTTGTGATATGGAAGCTCATCGTAACGTCGTCATTGATGTAAGTATAAGGCGTTTTTATCGATAATAAGTTAGTTTGGACTTCAGAAGTCGAAATTTGACGTCCTGGAAGCGTCACTGAGTCGCAAAGTATCGAAACATCGCGCGGGTCGTTGATAAATGGACTAGAAGTGCCTTGTCCAAACGCTCTGGCAATTAAATTTTGTGGATCGAAGCTGATTAATGGTAAAGCCATGTAAACCGCGAATCGATTTGATGGTGCAAGACCTCCTCGCTTAGATATGACTGACTTAAATTTGTCGATTTGTGCCATTTTACGCTCTATATCCTGTTATCATACGTTTAGACTCTCTCCAAACGTTTGTTTTGTTTGTACCAATGAATTTTTCAGTTGGTAAGTAGATTGATATCTCCCATTCAGAAGATGGGACCATCATGATCCTCGATTCTATCTGACTGAACAAATATCTTTTAAAACATGGCTCAAAAGGTCTGAGTCTACCGATTGAGTTGAGTAAATTGTAGTTTATTCTCATCTTTGTCGTTTCATCAAACTTATCATTGTTCACCGTGTCTAATAATCTATCTAAAAAGCGCGCTCTTAATGGAGGAGCTAAGTAGTGTAGGTTGAGACCATAAAACCCGCCTTCTGTTGGTCCTACAGCTATCATCAATGGGAAACGATCATAGTATGGTAGTGTGTCAGCATGTTTAGCATCATATAAAAAATGATACATGAATCCTGGTCTAAAATCTGTCTTTTTATAAAAATGCGGATCCTTAAGGAACTGCATCGCATTGATATTTTTACCAGCTAAAGACTTTACCTTCTGAGTAAACCATTTCTTAGATTGTTCTGTTCGTTCTGGATATTGTAATCCCTGACGTAACTTGTCATATAAACTCGTTGGTGTTTTTTTAGTAGCCATACTTCTATTTATGTCAGTAATTTGATGCCCATAGCTTTAATTGTATCTTCTGTCCAAATAACGAACTGCCAATTGCGATCTTGTGCAAAGTCAGTTGCAGCTTTCCATTTGCATTGGTTCTTGACATAAGTACGAGCTTCTTCTAAGTACTTCTTAGTCTGTCTACTGGGTTTCTTGGGTGGGATAGTTTGTGATTTTGGCTTTATCTCTACTAAAAACGTGCCTTGAGCTGTAGTGTACTTCACATCAACGAAATAACGATGCCATTTCTTATCCAATGGATAAAAGTATTGTATAACTGTCTCCTCTGAAGACCATTTTAATACTTGTGAATTTTCATCACACCATCTAAATACCTGTCTTTCCCAGAGAGACCTATAAACTATGTTTTTGAAGTCACCTTCATATTTTGCTGGATTCTTACATCTGTAAAAACCTTTGTATGTAGCCATATAA